CCGTATCGCCAGCCCGCAGATAGTAGTCAAAGGCGGCAATGCGGTAAGTGACCCCACCAATAACCCAGTAGTCCCCAATGTACATATCGTCAAAGGTTCCCGCCTGGATTGCCGCCCACTGTGCAGAGGTTACGGACGTACCCAGGTTTGCCCCACGGTATACAGAGTTGTGAGCGCCAGCGCCGCTTGCGGTCACCTTGTCCAGAATAGCCTTGTTTGCGGCAATCAGGTCAGCCAGGTCTTTCTTGAGATTTTCGGCAGTTACTTTCTTGAGTCCGCTACCGTCATGGATGAACAGCATATAGGAGTCCTCTACGGTCTGCAATGCTGTGAGGTCACCCATTTTCTTCGAGTTTTCAATTTTCAGAGTAGACATTTTCCTTAAACCTCCTTGTATTTCCAGTCAGCCATAATAGCGTTACCCAGGTCATCGGTAATGACTGTGAGTGTATCATCGTCCGTGGCAAGCGGAGAAATGAAATCGTTGGTCAGGCACATGGTTTCCAGAAGAATAGTGCGCTCCGACACATCCGTAATCTGGTTTTGCAGATTTCCCGCTACATCATCAGAAAGTTGGCCTTTAATCATGTCAAACCATGTGTTGAATACCTGTTCCTGGGTATCCTCAAAGGTTTCAATCTGCATCTTGTAGTCGGTCTGGATGGTCTGGATGATGGAATCACCTTGCGCTTCCAAGTCCTCCACATAGGCATTGAAGTCCGCATTGATGGAGTCAGCTTCTTCCTTGAAAGCGGCCTTTTGCGTGGTAAAGTAGTTCTGGAAATCTGTGTACAGGTCTGTCCCATTCTCCACCATAGACATGATGGTGTTCAGGGCTTCGTTCATTCGGTTTGCGTCCTGCGCCCCGAAAAACGAATTGTCCCGGTTGCTATACTGGGTAACGTCCTGAAAAGATACGGTTCCGTCATCATTGGTGATTTCTGTGTAGCGTTTCAGGCCAGCCCATACAGCGTCCGTGTAATCAGTGGGAAGCATTTGCCATGCCATTTATAGTCCCCCTCCTTTCATACCAAAGTTCCATGTGAACATCCTCCTTCCGTTGGTCTGGTTGCTCAAACGGTCATAGAGGTCAAGAATTGCTCCCTCCAATCTGTTTAATTCGGCAAAATCCATTGTGTTGCCGTTTTCCATATAGGTAGGGGCGTTTCCGTATGCCCGATTGAGTGTTTTGGAATTGATGGTTACCAGGTTAGCTTCCAGTTGATTGATTTCATCAGCATAGAAGTAGTCCGCAGCGGTACGGTCTGTACCCAGGGATACGATGGTGAAGGAGTCGTACAGTTCCACAGCCATATCCCGTAAGTGGTCAAGGTTGTTTTTGATACGGTTGAAGTCCGCAGCATTGAACCTGTCCCCTTCGTACTGGCCGTTAGCGTTTACGCCGCCGTGCCAGTCTGTCTTAGGTGTCTGCCACATACTATCCCTCCAATCTCCGGGCGGTAATTTTTCCAGAAAAAGACTGGTTGAAGTTGAGCGTTGCCCGATAAATCGTCACCTTCATGTTGTTACGGAACTCATTTTCCTGGTACACAATATCGTTCACATCAATCTCCGGGTTACCCCTGGTGGTGTACTCATACTCAATGCCTGCGGAATAGTAGTCCGCAATCCATTCAGCAAGGTCTTGTGCCATGTTCATGTCAGAGATAAGCGGATTAGACCACTTCACTGTTTTTCCCCGGTTATGGAGCGTTACCGTTGCGTACTTCTCCACAATTTTGTATCGGTATCCCCAAACCTCAAACTGGAATGTTCCAGCCGCCGCAAACTTTGCTGTCACAAAGAAATTTCCCTGTGCAATCAGTGTCACGCCTGCTGTTCCTTCGTCAAGAGTAGCCCTGTATCCATAGGACGCAGCACCCATGTAGAAGGTGATTTCCTCACCTGCGGTCACGGTTACTTCCTCACTCACAAGGCTTTCCTCCGGGTTCCCGGTCTGATAGCTAAAACATGGAACAATGACTTCCTTGACAGTTTCCTGCTTGATTGCTTTGGGAGAGGAAGTCATATCGCCCTTCGTCATCGTGAAGTCTGTCACATCACCAAAGGCAAAGTGATTGACCACAATGCGGTTATACGGATTAGCCGTTCCAGTGAACTCAATCTGCATAACGTCAAAGTCATCAAAGTTATGGTGAATAACCATATCCTTCTGGATGGTATCAGTCACCGTGTATTCCTCTACCAGGTTCCCAGTGTTGTAGGTTCTCACCACAATGCCAGAAGGGAGTGCATGACCGAACACCAGCCTGATACCGTAGTACATACAGATAGCTTCCTGCGTGACAGTCAGTACAGGATTTACGGCGAACTTTCCATCTGCGCCGGACTGGGCGCTGGATACATAACCTGTGTTCAGGTTGGCATTATTCGTGTTGCGGGGAAGAAAGTGCATACCTCCATCCACCACCGTATAGCCCTGGGCAAAACTTCCGTACTCGTCTTTCGTGTCGGTGTTCATAATGCTTCCTACCGTAGAGTACGGGGCTTCTCCGTTGGAACTCACCGTTGCCAGAGGGTTAAAGTTGGACTTTATTTGAATAAGACCATCCCTGGACTGGGAAAGAACGCAGCGGCAGGCGTTGGCGATAATTTGCAGTGCTTCCTTGCACTTCACACGGGGAATGGGGTTCTTGCTGTACAGATACTTCAAACGGGGGTCAATGTAATATTCTGTCTGGCCTGCGATCTGCATGATTTCCACTGCAAGGTCAAAATAGCTTTTCCCCTGGGCATTATACATACCCTTGTAATACTCTGTGTCCATACTTCTGAACACATCTTGACAGCGAATTGTGGCAGTGTAGTCATCGGACTCCCATTCAGAACAGAGAAGGTGATTGCCCTTAATCCATTCGATTTCACCGCTTTCTGGCAGCTGATACCCATAATAAATATCCATTTCCTGTCCTGTTTCCAGGAAGTTGATAGCGGAACTGGGGTTATCCACGTTGAAGTATTTATCGTAGTTCTTGAGCGTGACCGTGAAATCAATCTGGGGAATATCCGCACCGATAGGGGATACATAGCTGCTCAAGCTGGAACTCATTACGGAGTCGTTATAATAAACAAGGCCGTAGCCGAAACGGATAAAGTAGATACGCAGCCGGGTTTTAAGGTTCTTCATCTTATAGAACACCAGGGTCAGCTTAGACGTATCCTCAAACACTTCCTCCGTTGTGAACTCCGATTGGTCATTTCCCCGAAACTCTACCGTCCGTCCTCCATCACTCACAATGTCAAAATCAACTGGATAATTCTCTCCAAAATTGATTGTGATACCACGGAAATCCGTAGGAAGAATATTCAGGTTGATGGTTACAGAAAACTCCCCGTCAGAAATCAGGTTATTGCTTGTCAAGCCAGTATCGTAGTACCCGCCCACGGCTGTACCTCTGGGCAAGAAGAACATAGACCCGTCTACCTTCGTGAAATTTTCTTCCAGTGTAGCGTAGATAGTATCATCTGTTTTCTTGCCAAAGAGGTTTGCCGTGTTAGAGTACCGGGTGAAATCACCATCCTCAATCTTTGCCTTTGCCTGGGCTTCCTGATTGACAAGGCCGAAAGAAAGCATAATGTAGGCTCTCTCACGCAGAGAGGATTTCATACTGGCTCTGTATTCATCAGATACTTTCTGCATAATCCTCACTCTCCTACATCAATCAGGTTCACCCGGCAGTTACGGTAGTGAGTCGGCATACCGCTGTCATCCACATAATAGGGTTCGGCTGTTCGGTCACCACAGTACATTTTGATGGTGATAAGTTTATTGGTAACGGGGTCAGGGAACGTAACGTAAACAAAGAAGTTGGACAGGATGGAAAGTATCTGGCTCCACTGTTCAGCGGTCAGCCACGGCCATTCCAGATTGTTCAATTTATACTGGTCACGGCCAATGCGCTGTCCAACCACAGTACCGTTTGCGTCACGCCCTGCGTCCACCAGCGTTGTTACAATAGGTTCTACGCCCCTCTTAGGGGAGGGGAGTTCATAACCGTTGATTGCCAAATATGCCATTGTTCTCCCCTCCCTTTAAGTGAAGCTGTAACCGTTTGCGTCACGCTGGGTTTGCACAGCGTCCGTAATAGTACGGTTTCCAATTTGTACTGTTGTCTGCTCCCTCTTGTTGGCCTGCCTGTTCATGTCGCTTGCCATCTGGTTCATTGTCCCTTGCACATACTCCACATAGAAATCAGCCATAGCCTTTTTGAACCCAGAGTAGTTCGGGGAGTCATTATCATCTTCCGGCAAACCGCTTCTCACCTTTTCGGCAAGCGTGTCCATCCATTCAGTGTGACGTTCCAGAGGAAGCACAGCTTCCTTTCCTGCTTCTCCACCGCCCAGGAAGGAGTTTCCAAGCATACCAAAAAGCTGTGCGCCGTCCAGAATACCGCCCTTTGCGTTCCATACCAAACTGAAAGACGGAAGGTCTATTGCTCCAAAAATGGGGTCTTTATACCAAGATACTTTTACCGTTGGCAATTTGATATTAAGGCTTGCCCAAAGAGTTCCAACAGCATTACTCCACCAGGACTTCACATTTTCCCACCAAGTAGCAGCCTGATTGACAATGCCAACCTTTGCGGATAAAGTACCTACCACACCAGACCACCAGGTTTTAACGTTAGACCACCAGATATAAGCCTGGTTGACAACATTTGTAGTAAAGGATTGTACGGCTCCAACCTTCCCACTCCACCAGGACTTGCAGTTGTTCCACCATGTCAGAGCGTCATTCTTCAAACTGGTAGTGAACTGCTGCACGGCTCCAACCTTCCCACTCCACCAAGTTTTAACGTTAGACCACCAGGTACTGGCTTCATTCTTTACAGACGTTGTGAACTGCTGAACTGCACCCACCTTGCCAGACCACCATGTTTTCACGTTATTCCACCAGGTAGAGGCCTGGTTAGTGACAGTGGTTGTGAACTCTTTAACTGCGCCTACACGCCCAGACCACCAGGACTTCACATTTTCCCACCAGGTATAGGAATGGTCTGCAACACTTGTGGTAAACTGCTGAACTGCACCCACCTTGCCAGACCACCAGGACTGAACGTTAGACCACCAGGTAGAAGCGTGGTTGGTAACAGACGTTGTGAAATTCTTTACAGAACCCACTTTTCCGTCCCACCATGTATTGACCTTGCTCCACCAGTCGGTAGCCTGATTAGCAACAGACGTGGCAAACTCTTTGACTTTGCCTACCTTGCCTGCCCACCAATTCTTAGTGTTAGTCCACCAAGTAGAAGCGTTGTTGGTAACATTGGTGGTAAAGGACTGAACAGCACCCACTTTCTCGTCCCACCATCCGCACACATTAGACCACCACTCCGCAGCGGTGTTCTTAACGCCAACGGCAAACTCGACAAAATCCACATCCTCAAAGGCTTCTGTCAGCGGGTCAAGAATGTTCTTCTTAATCCAGTTTCCAATAGTCTTGAATGGCTTCAAGATACCGTCCAGCAGACCTTCCGTAATGTACCCACCGATTTCCTCCATCACCGTAGACGGAGAGTGGATACCGAACAGGTCTTTGAACCACTGAACAAACGGGTCAACAATATGGGTCTTAATCCATGCGCCGGGGTCTGCAAAGAACTCCGTAAGCCCCTGCGTAAACCCTGCCCACATATCGGCTCCGGCCTGCTTAATGGAAGCCCACTTTTCTTCTCCCAATAGAGCGTTGCAGAAAGGGTCAATAATGTTGGTCATACACCAGCCGCCAATATCGGTCAGCCCTTCTCCAATCCAGTTCAGAAGGTTCAACCCTGTCTGCTTCCAGTCCTCTCCGGCAATCTCGTTATCCCACCATGTTTTAATGTCAGAACCGATACTGCCAAAGAAGCCGCCAAGGAACTGTACTGCGGAACGGATAGCCGTACCCAGGAAGGTAAACATGGAAGTTGCAATGCCACCCCAGTCAATGTTGGTGACTACTTCTTTGATGTTTTCCCAAAGGTCTTTGCCAATTTGCGACCAATCATAACCGTTCAGCCATTCGGTAGCTTCGTCAAATACTCCCTTAATGAGGTCACTAAGTTTTCTCGCAAGAAGTCCCCAGTCCAGACCTCCAAGAAAGCCCAGCACGAAATCCAATCCTACTGTAAACCACCTAACAATCAAACGGCCAACAAACTCCGTATCAATCTGTTCAAGAGCATTGTTTACAAGAGTTGCTACACTCTCTCCCAGATTGTGGAAGTCAACTGTCTTTAAGAACCAGTATGCAGTTTGCACCGCCCCATTTATGGCATAACCAATCTTGTTTCCAATGCCCGCCCAGTCGATAGAGTCAATGATTTCATTGACCTTACCGCCAATCAGCGTACCCAGCGTTTTCCAGTCTGCGTTGTCGAAAGCCTGTTTCAGCTTATCGGCAAACTCGCTCACGCTGTTGTCAATGGGAAGTTCCTCAAACATGGAACCGTAGTCAGTAGCACCGCCGCCACCGCCGCCGCTGGTGTCATCCTTTTGCATGATGATATTCAGTTCATCAATACCAGTGGTAGCGTCACGAATTTCTTTTGCCGCTTTGGAAGCGGAACTTCCTGCGCTCTCAAGGGAGTCACCGTAGGACTGGGCATTTTTCTTTGCCGCCGTGAAGGTGGTTGCGCCAGAAAGCCGTGCGAACAGCATATTGATGTAATTGAGCAGCGTTACGATTTTGTCAATCACAAAGTCGATTGCCGGGGCAAGTGCATTGATGATAGGAGCAGCCATAGCCCCCAGACTGTTCTTGAGATAAGAAGCACTGGTAGCAAGGGTATCCATGCTTTGTGCGAAAGTACCGCCCATAAGATTGCTGTACTGATAGAGGTTATTGATACCCTCCCTCATGGCTTTCGTCAGTTCGCTCAAGAAGAAGCGAATAGCACGGTACATGGCAATGCGTTTCAGGCTGTTAAACATTTGCCCTAAACCAGAGGTATTTTGCTTGACTTTTGCAGCCAATGCAGAACCCAGGCTCTTTCTGATACGACCAAGCGTATCTTTTGCCTTTTCTCCGGCAACCTTAACCTGAGTCAGGGCATTGCCCAATTTATGCAGTGCGCCGGTTCCAACGGAAAAACCTTTGCTGAACACACCGCCCACACTGCTCAACACACGTTTGAGAATACTGGTCTTAGAAGTAACCTGGTCAACTGCTTGTCCGGCTTGCTGTGCAGTAGAAGTTACATTCTCCACGCCACTTGTAGCGGGTGTTACAGAAGCGCCAGCAGAAGGTGTAGCGCCAGTATCGTGAATGATACCGTTGCTGGGTACAGTAACCTTCGGAATTTTGACATTGCTCAACTCACCCAGTTCCCGTAGTGCCTTAGTCATATCCTCAAGGCGCTCCACATCGGACAAGGTAATTCTCTCCATCACATCCACAATGTTCCCAAGCTGTGTTGCAATGTTGCTGGAAATCTTGACGTTTCCCATCTCACCAATGGCTTTCAAAGACTTGTGTAGCTTTTCAATGTGGAACCCGCTCAATGCCTTATTCAGGGATTGGAGTTCTTTTACATTGGCAGACAGCCCCAGACCGCCTTTCGTAACCGATTTCAGCTTGCTAAGGCTTTTTCTTAATGCGTCTACGCCTTTAACCCCTTCTTCGGCAGTGGTTTCAATTTGAAACTCTAACCCTTCCATTTCAACACTCATTGCCTGCGTCCCCTCCTTTCTTCTTTTCTTTGAAGCGGGAATTGATAGCCGCCATCATAGCCCGCATTGCTTCCTTGCCATTCTCAAGCCGCTTCTTTTTGCTCCGTTCCTCCTGCTCCCGGCTACCTTTGGTAGTAATAGGGATAGGTTCAGAACGGAACGGGAACGGCTTGTTTTTCTTGCTCAACGGGTTAAAGACAGGGGAAGCGTCAAGCAGTGCTTCATAGATATAGGCGGCTTGCAGCCACAAATCAGAGTTACGGCGTTCCCGTTTCAATTCATCCGCTTCTCTGAAATATTTGACCATTGTAGCGTCCCCATCCCAATACTCATGGTAGGTCATGCCAATGCTCATATAGTAACTGCATAGTTCTTCAAATTTGTCACTGTAACGCAAAACAGGGGACGGACGGCCTGTGCCGCCGTCCCCCAATTTCCCAGACGGCAAGTCCGTTACCAGCTTGCCATCCAATCCACGTTTTTTGCGGTGTCCTCCGGCTCCTCCATGAGGGACTGAATGGGTTCGTTGTACATCTCTGCCAACTTCTCAATCAGCTTATCCTTGTTCGGCAGGTGAGAATAAATTTCCTCAATCAAATCCTGCTTGACAAAGCGGTGATGTGCCTTGAAAGCACCTGCAAAAAGGGCAGGCAGAAGGGTCATAGGACGGTCATCAATGTTTCTTGCGACAAACCCTTCATCCTCCATCTGTTTGATAGTACGCCGAGTATATTCCAGCGTGTAGTCCTTACCTTCGTAAGTAAAGATAATCTGCTTAGCCATTGCTCATTTCCTCCAATTCTTGAAATTGTATTATTCCTCCACGATAACGCCAGTGGGCGCAATCGTAATAGCCATGCCCCGAACCTCGTTCACACCGCCGCCCGTCACACGGACATTCAGCTGGCCGGAGAAGTTGAACTTACCTTCGGTTCCGGTGGGAGTAACAGTACCGTCCTCTTCCTCCGTACCTCCGAACCACACGCCGTACTGCTCGACCTTGTTACGCAGCGCCTTTAGTGCGGTAAAGCCAGTCTTGTCATAGTTGGTATTGAAGGTCATAGCTTCGTTGCCCTGAATACCCATGATGAAGGTCTGCATACGGTCAGACAGGGTGGTGGTTTCCAGCATTTCAGGGTCAGTACCCAGGTCAGGAAACTCCGTAATGTCAATCAACTTTTCCCAGGTGTCACCAGTGGAGTTCTTGTTCTTGTGCATGAGAAAAGTCATATAGGTGCTTGTAGCCATCTTTGTTACCTCCTGTAAAAATAGTGTCCATCAGTGGCAACCCTGTACCGGGATACCAACCGATAAATGCTTGCGTCCTCCATGTTCGGAACAGGGGTCAGAGAAATTCGCTTGAAGTTCATCTTAAACAGAACACTGTCAATGACCTTCATAATCTCCTTGCACTCTGTTTTCTTACCCTCCGTCTTATTGGAGTACACGTTAATCTCAAACATGACCTGCGCTATTTCACTGCTCCCGGTCATACTTTCGCTTACAACAGAGTTATCACTCTGCGTGATACTCACATGAGGGAAGCCAGAAGGGGCTTTTACATATTCCCCGGCAAGATTTATGCCAGGAAACACATCACGCAGAACCGTTGCAAGTCTGGTATAAATCTCATTTTCGCAATCCGTCATACGTACACCCTCCTTGCTATTTCCTCAAATTTCTCCTGCAATTCCCTCACAGTCTGATACATACACATATTGGCCGGGTTACCATAGGTGTGAACCTGTCCGGCGTGTTTTCCTTCTGTGATAACCTCACCATTGCTTCCGGGGTCACCTGTGTAACGCCAACCTTTTTCCAGGCGGCCAAGACGGTAACCATAGCCGCCACGTATCATACCGTGTTCCGCAGCTTCCGGGTGATTGTCCGGGTATTTCACGCCAGTACCGAACTCAATAAACAGTGTTGCACTACCAACTGCTACTACTGCAATTTTGTTTTCACCCCGTTCCTCAACGGAACAGGAAACATCATTTGTGCCGTCATAAACGGCTTTTGCAAACTTCGCACTCGCTATCTGCACACCTTCATCAGCCAGGGCTTTCAAGAACTCTTTGGTCTTATCAACCAACCACTTCTTGTAGTTATCCAGTTCTTTAATCGCACGGTCAATGCTTTGTTCATTGAGCGATACTTTAATGACCCGTTTCTTCACGATACTTTCACCTTGCTCACTACGTAGGAGATAAAGTTGAGGGACTTTGCCACACGGCGAACCGTGTAGTCGTAAATCGGCTTTCCCGCATTATCGAACTCCGGCTCCTTATCAATGAAAAGAACCGTGTTTTCATCAATGGGACAACTCATATCGTCCGTAATGAGAACCTTGTCGTAGGACTCCAAGTTGCCAAACATCTGTGCTTGTGCGTATCCCGTAGCAGGGGATACGCTGCACCGCATTTCAACGGGATTGTCATACCCTACGCCATATTCACCAGACTCATATCCGTCCTTATCCTTTAGAGCAATACGCTCTTTGTACAGGCAGTAATGAACAGGAGTCAGGTTCCGCTTCATCAGCTTCATACCAGCACCCCCGCCATAGGAGTTATACGCCGCAACAGTGTTGGGGGAATATCACCGTCCTCATAGGAACGGGATACGCCATTTTCACTGTGCGCCGTTTCACCCTCCGCACCCCGCTTGTTCAACAGGTAGGCGGCAATTTCAACCTGGGTGGTATCGTATTGGATAGGAACTTCCTCTGTCCCATCACCATACGGATAGGCTTTCGATACGACAACGCCCTTTGCCAGAACAAGGTAGGTGGACAGCACATCATCGTCTGTTTCACCAGTCATGCTTTTCAGCATTGTCAGCTTTTCAGTATCAGTCATGTTGTCCACCCTCCTTTCTCACTTACGCACCGCCACCGGGGAAGTCCGCAGCATTAGCCACAAACACAGAGCGGCTATAAGCAGGCTTCTCAAAGGTAGTAGAGATACCAGTGAACTTGCCGTGATACCACTCCGGGCCGTGGTCAAGGCCAATCTGGCCGAACAGCTGGTACTTCTCACCTGCGCCAACCTTTGCCAGCGGCTCCAGGAAGAAGTTGCCCTTGCCAGGAACGGGCTGATACACAGGAGCAATGACATCCAGGTTCAGCAGCAGCGCAGTACCCGCAGGCAGGCACTCACCCAGATACAGGTAAACAATACCCAGGGGAGTCACAACGCTGGACAGCGCAATGCCATTTACCTCACGGGCGGCAGGAACCACGGTCAGGCCATTCTGCACAGCGTCAGCGTTCACCTGGAACATGGTAATAGCGTCACACCACAGACACAGGCCATCGGAAGGAGCGTTTGCACCGTAAATCTTCTTCACCATATCGGCAATATCCCACAGCCCCAGGGGCTTGCCGCTCATAGCGGTCACGTTGGTGGTAATTGCCGGAACCAGACCACGGGTCTTGTTCACAGTAGCGTCAGAAGTGGCCTTGTTGTACACACCGTTGATGAAGGTGTACTCAATGTCACGGTTAATCTTCTGGATTTTCGCCGCAACCTGGAAGTCCAGTTCGTTCATGGGATTGGCCTGCTGGTTCTCAATATTGATACCAGACAGAGTACCCATGTTAGACTGCTTTGCATAGGAAATGCCAACAGCCTCCTGGAAAATCTGGGTCACGTTGGTTTTCTGCTCACGGGTCACCACGGTAGCGTCCGGGGCGGTCAGAGAAGCAGTTTCGGAAATTGCGGGCTGGGAACCAGCGCCGCCAGCGGTATATTCCTGCCCGGTCACGAACTCAACATGGTTCGTAGTTTTCGCTTTGCCGCCAATGATGGAAGAAAGCGGGGTTCGGGTGTTACCCTTATTGAACAGCATACCGGAATAGTTCAGTACGCCAAAACTGGTTGCAAATACATCAGGCATTTTCTGTTACCTCCAATTTCATTTATTGTCCGTCTGACTGGCCGCTTCCTGGGCTTGCAGACGGGTGTAGTAAGCAGCGGCGGTCATATCTCCGCTTGCTTTCGCTTCGGCAATCTTCTTCCCATAATCCATGCCACCGCCGTTACCTTCATCACCAGCAGCGGGGCGGGGAGTCTTACGCATTGCGTCAGCCTGGATAGCTTTCTTCTGGACTTCAAGGTATTTGTTCTGGTTTGCCAGAACCTTGTCCATGTCACCGTCAACCATAGCGGTAGCAGTTTCGGTAGCCAGGGTTTCGTCATAACCCATAGCCAGAAGTTTAGACTTCCTGTCAGTCAGGGCGATAGTGCGCTTCAAATCAGCGTTTTCCTTCGCCAATCTGTCCTGTTCCTCTTTTTGGGCAGCAGCAGCGGCTTCATCATCGGACTGCTTACTTCTCAACTGCTTCTTGTAGTCCGCAGCTTCGGAGTTCGCCTTAGACAGCGCAGCTTTCAGACGGTTTACCTCTGCGTCATTTCCCTGTCCAACGGTTTCCAGGGCAGCGGAAATCTCATCCTCTGTCATACCTTCCTTGTAGGCTTTACCCAGCAAATCACTCAAATAACTCATTTCAAAGTCCTCCTTGCGTTTAATTGTTGGCGGTTCACTCCGCACTGTTTTCCGTTTTATCCTCTTGTCTTGAGTTTGCGTTTTTAGGTGTTCCCTCACCATGTCAAGCGGTCACCCGCTATTCATCAGTTGTCAGCCGGACAATACATCGGCAGTTTACATTGTTTTCCGCTTTTGCGAACTGCCCAGGGTAAGGAGCGTGGTCACCATCAAAGGTGAAAAATTCTTCCTCAAACGGAATGGATTGACCTTCCAGATAACGGTGGGTATCCCTCACATCGTTGTCCCTCATGGTGAACCACGTTTTGTTGACCCCAAAATTTCCATTGTTTGCATACTCTCTGCCACCATCATTGACAGCGGCATTGTAGACTCTGTGAAATTCAGACTCTACCAGAGTTTTTAATCCGGCAAGGTCATTTCTCATAACATGGTCTGCCACACGGTCAGCATAGGTTTTTCCATCAATTATCAGAAAGATTGCTTCCTCCATCAAATCCACGTTGACTTCCAATTCGTAGCCAAGCATGATTTCTGCACCCTCAATGCCTTGTGTATAGGCATTTATCAAGAACGAAAGCACATCCTCTGTAATCTGGGTTACACGGTCAGCCGGGTCTTTTCCTCCGGCCTGATAGTAGCTGGTGGAAGTAAGTATGTTCAGTTCATCAAGCGCCGTAAGATAACGGGAAACAACTTCATCCATCTTGTTACCTCAAAAAGAAAAGGGACTATGAGCGTATCTTGCTCACAGTCCCATTGGACTACCTGAACCCTTGTTCAGGTTAAACAGTTTCGTTTTCCTTCATTTTCAGCTTGCGCTTGATTTCCACGATAGCCACCTTACCCTGCTCAATCAGCAGTTCCACTCTGCTCCCGTGTTTCAGCAGCGTTTCCATCTGCGCCACCATTTCCTTCGTTATTACCGGGGTCATTTCCATCCTCTCCCTTCATCTGGTTTTGCTGCTCCATCAATTCCTGGGCTTTCTTTTCCTGTTCCTCCATGTGCTCTGCGCTCAACGCATAAGCCAAATCGGAATCCACAAAAAGACCACAGTGTTCAAAGGCCAGACGGGGATGAACCTTGTTGTTCTTCAACAGAAGGTCAAGCACCTGCGCCTTTTGCAAAATGTTTTCGTAGTTACGGCGGGTAAAACGGATTTCAATGTTATGCACTTTCAAATCCATACTCACCAGAGTACGGCAGATATTGAGTACCAATTTCAAGAACCGCCGTTCAGATTTCTTGAACATCAATTCGCTGTTTTTCGCACGGGCTTCTGCGTCAGACCACCCGTCACGCATGATAACCGCAGACCCCGTGTCACTTGTGGAAGAACCGCCGTTACGGTTCGGCATACCACAAATAGTCAACACCGTCTGGTACATATGGTCAACCAGAGTTTGGGTTTCCCCCTGGTTCATGGTATTGGTCAGATACGCCACTTCTGCTTTCAAATTCGGGTCAATGTCCTTAAACTTGATTGCCCCATCCTCACGCAGTTTTGCATAATCGTCAGAAGAAATATCCACGTTATGGAAAAGAAGTAGCGCCTGAATGAACTGTTCCACACCGTCCAGACGGTTGCTGTCTGTCAGGTTAATAGCGTCCAGCAGGGGAATGACCAGTTCAAAGGCTCCGATACGGGCAAGGTTCAACGGATACTCAATGATAGGTATATCACCCAGAATGTGAGGTTCGGACTTCACAATCTTAGACTCCACAATCTCAAAATAGTAATTCTTAGAGTAGCAGGAGTAGGTGACAACGCCCTTTTCATCCACTACGTACTTTACTCCCAGAACTGGCTTATTTCCCAAGCCGTTGTGATACACCACAAACGTATTGCGTGGGTCAAGCGTATAAATCTCAAAGGGAGAGTCATCTTCCTCTCCTTCTTCATCCGGGAGAACCATACGGTAAGACGTTCCGCAGATATGGAACCAGTCAGCCAGTTCCTTATCCTTCGCAGGCTTTTCCTCCGCAAAGACAAATTCGTTAAGCTGATTGATAGCGTCCGCAATTCCCTCTGCGTTCCCACGGGTTACATACTGCAAAGGTTCACCCATTAGATAGCCGGACTTAAACGACACAATTTCATCAGCCCTGTTCTCAACAATCCTGTTAGCAATTTCAGGGCGCACCAGCTTTACCCGGTTTAGGATAGGCTGTCTGCCCTTATAGTAATGCCACAGATAATTGATTTCCGAACGGTTTTTCCAGTGGAAAGGAAGCGCCTTTCGCAGAATGGTAACAACGTTAGCATTGGTCACTTCGCTTTCATCGGTCTTAATCATACGTCTACCATTCAACTGCATAACAGACACGTGGCGTACCTCCTTTCAAGCGTGATTTTACTCATAGTTATTATATAACTCTCCATTGCTTTTGTCAATCCGTACAGGCACAAACCATTGGAGAATTTTTTATTAAAAAGGCCGCTGCATAATTTCAACCTTCGCTCCAACAAGTCCCCGCAGTTCGTTTTCCAACAGGGAAAGAGAGTCAGGAGCGTCATCATGGGGAACCTTGCCGGAACGGGTATAGGTTGTGACCTGCTTCATAAATTCTGCGTACTGACTGTTTCGTGCATAGGTAGACGGGTCTTTGAAGTAAAACTTCTTGATGATTGTATCGGAAGCAAACTCAATACGGGTCTGCTTGTTACTGATAGTTCGCTTTGTGCGAATATTGCAGGTGTACTTCTTGTCCTCCAAAAGCTGGGATACATCACGGGCAAAGTAGGAACCAGCGTTATTGCTCTCAAAAGTTGCCGCCACCACGCCATTATCCATAAGTGCTTTCGCACACTCCGGCTTCGTTACCTCTGGGGGAGAGTCATCAAATACCACATCCACAATGTAGACTTCCTCCCCATAAATGGCCGCAATCGGCATGGAACAGTAGTCAGCACCCGTATCCGCAGTATCACAAACTGCAATCACGCTATCTGGGTCACGGTCAACTGGAAGTTCAAAGTATCGGTTCAGGCTGGCTTCCGGGAACAGAAGTCCTTTTGCTTCAAACGGCTGCTGCTGAAATTCACTTTCAAACTGCTCCGCAGACAGCATTTCACGCTGGTCACGAAAATACTTCGTGGTAAAAACCTTCTTTCCCTCACGCTCATACTCAAAGTTACTTTCATCCGTCACCAGGTCAAGAGCGGGGGTTTCAATGACCTTCATGCGTTTGCCCTGCTTCTTCATTTCTTCCTGCAAACGGCCAATAGGGTCATACAGAGAATACCGTGTACCGCAGATAACAATGGGTGTACCTTCAATGGCACGTCCGATAATATCGCCGGAAATAACCTCCCATTTATCGTCAAGCCGTTGGCGGTTCTTTGCTTCCTCACGACCTTCCACACAGTCATCCAGGTACAGAAGGTTTGTTGCTTCGGAAAGACCTACCTGCCTTGCGTCAATGGAACGGCACATGACCGTGGGGAAGCGGGACTTGTGCAGCAGGTTCAGGATTTTTGTATCAGCATTGGTCTGTACCAGCTTGCTTTCCGGGAAAATGTCATAGAAGTGGTAATCGCTGGGGGTTTGCAGATATTCCAGGCAACCAAGATAGAAGGACTTCACAAGGTCATCACCTGTACCTTCCATCAGGGTAGAGCGGTCAGGGTATTTGCCGGACAGCATATTGGTGAAGTTGATACCCAGCTGGGATTTCCCGGCTCTCTTAGGCATGGAAATGGACAGGAAGTCCAGCTTTCCTTCAAGGATTTCTTGATATGCGTCCACATACCTCTTGAGGTAATGACGGCGTGGCTGGTAAAACTTCTTATCCAGGGGCTTTCCAAACTCCACGGCCTGCAAGTATTCATCAAAGAAATGTGGTGCGTCAAACAGCAAAGAGCGAAACAGCAGGTTATTGAATCTCTCTGCCAGTACAAAGTCCGGCTTCTCTACGGCAAGCCGCAGGCCGTAACCCACCTGAGTACGCATAACCCTATTCCATTCATGCGCCGTGATAAAGTCCACCTTCTCATATTCCCGGCACAGGTCAAACAGGTCATTATATGCTTCTATATCCAAAGGCCGAGACTGGATAGCCTGCTCAATCCGGCCTTTTAGTGCAATGTAATCCATAATCTACCTCCATAAAAATAGGGACTGCCCGCAGACAGTCCCATTGGACAAGGCCATGACCTTTCACGCCTTAGTATGCCCAGGTTGGATAGATAATCCACCGTGGGGTATGTTTCAGTTTCGGTGTTCGCTTCTTGAATATCTTGCACAGGAAGAACGATACCAGAGAAAACACCAACAGCAATATATCAAGGGCTGGTACTACGGTTAGCCACGCCATGAACTTAATAAACGTCCAACTCACCTTGCAGAAAAACCGTATGTACTTCCATATCCATTCAGCTACGCAAATAACCATCAGGGTTAAAACGTCTGCCATGCTGCAACTCCTTTCTCATTCGGTAATGATATGCTCTACGCCGGAATCTCTATCCCGCACAATAAGTTCACAGTCCATACAATTCAGGAAACGAATGAGCATGGAGATTTTCATATCACGGCTCAAGGCTTGACTCACGCCGGACTGGCTTTTCATCCCCAGCAATTTAGTGATTTCACCCTGGGTGATTTTCTTGTCGCTCATAAGCCCTTTGACAACTTCATTGGCCTGCATTGCTTAATCCTCCATTCCTGTTTTCATGTAAGCATAATATCACGCTTTCATGCTATTGTCAAGTTCCTTTTTATATTTTGCGGATTTTTCACAGTAGGGTTAGTAGGGTATTTTCGATTTTTACATTAACTTCTCTTAGAAGAAGCTCTACTAAGAAAAAGTTATAGGAAAAACCTGTTTTACCCTACTTCCCCTACGGGGATGAACCGAACTTTTTTTATTTTTGCGGAATTTTCAGGGGTCACCCGCCCGCCCTGGCCGGGGGTGCGTTTCCCCCTCCGGGGGTAACGCTCCCGGCCATACGCCCAGCGCTCAGCGCCCAGGGCGGGCGCAGCCGTGACAGCTTGCCCAGGAAAAGCCGCCCGCCCCGCTATAAAAATATCATGTAAGCATGATTTAGTGATTGACATTATCATGCAAGCATGATATAATGATACCGTAAAAAGAAGCAACCCCGGCCAGAGTTGGCCGTCCATGCTTCACCAATGCAGAATGATTATTTATACAGGAGGATTTAACAATGAAAAACACTAATACCGCAGCCGTGGGAACCATCCCCAGCCCCGCCGAAGCCCTGAAAGCCCAGTACACGCCCAGCATTGAAAGCCGGGAATTAGCTTTGTATGCTATCAACTCCGGAAACCTCTACCGGGGACGGGTCAACCAAATTATGAATGCGCTTGCAAAGCGGGTCAATAATGGCAGCTATGAAGCAAGCAAGGCGGTTACCGCTTTCGAGTATGCCGCCAGAGAAGCCGCAGAAGCCTATTGTAAAGAATTTGGTGGAACCGTTGCCCAGTGTTTCCCGAAGCCCTGCCGCCGTGCCGCTGCTGCTGAAATGTTGAACCACTACGCCGAAGAAATCACGGAGAGAGCAACGGAGAACGCAAAGCCCCGATATACCATAGCCCAGGTTAAGAGAGCCAACGCCGCAGCGGGTCAATACTTTTTCAGTGCTGAAACCGTCCGCTTTTGGGGTTCCAAAGTGGAAAGCAGTGTATATCAAAACTGTTGTTTTGTAACCTCCGAAAGAGATTACACCGGGGAAAAACGCTTGTACACTGTGCGCCGCTTTCATCCCCATAACGGGCATATTTCCACGGTAGGAGAGTTTCAAGCATACGCCACCAAAGAAGCCGCAAAAGCCGCCGCAATGGCAGAACCTAAAGAACGATAACAACCGCCCAGGGAGGGCGCAAGCCCTCCCCGCTCTAATGCAGCCGCAGCCCGTCCCAAGCCGGGAGAAATGCAGAGGGGAGCAAAGAAAAAAAAGGAGGTTGCCAAGATGACAACATTATACGCCAATGCCCTAAAACGTGACAACTGCAAGGAGTGCCGCAGCAAGTGCGAACACGCCGGAAAAGACCGGGAGTTTATTTGCAAGGGCGGTATCTCCTGCAAGGTGGTTTATACTCCTGACAGACTGGAAAAAGCCGCCGCAGATTTCACCGCAGCTATAAAGGAACTTGCAAGCAAGTCGCAGAACCTTAACAACCTGGAAAGCTACCTTTCCCGCCACTTCCCAGAATGGCTTGAGAAATACGCAAGCACCCAGGAAGAAATGGCCGCAGAAATGAAGGAATTTGCGAACATGATTATTTAATCCGGCGCAAGCCCTGCCCAGGCGGGCGGGGCTTATTTCATAGAATGGAGGAAAGCCCTTGAAAAGAGTTTGGATAACTCCGGCGGGGCAAGTGTACAGCTTGTACAGGGATATGTTAAAACAGCCGCACTTGCTTATAGCAGGCGCAACAGGCAGCGGTAAAAGCGTTGTTATAAATGGCCTTGTATATACCGCTCTGCATGACAGCCCCGCCGCCGTGCAATTTATTTTGATTGACCCGAAACGGGTTGAATTAGTGGACTATAAAAAACTCCCGCACACAGTCATATATGCCAGTGAACCGGGGGACATGGTGCAAGCCCTGGAAAAGGCTATGGAGATAACAGAAAGCCGATACAAGGCCATGCAGCGCCAGAGGGTGAAGAAATACGCCGGGGGCGCTCTGTATGTTATCATTGACGAATTAGCCGATTTAATGACCACAGCCCGCCGCCAGGTGCAGCCGCTAATACAACGCCTTGCCCAGGTAGGACGGGCGGCAAACATTCACATTATAGCCGCTACACAATGCCCACTTGCTACAATCATACCAACGCCAATAAAAGTAAACTTTGATAGCCGGGTAGCACTCCGCACACGTTCCGCACAGGATAGCAGAAATATTTTAGGGGTGAAGGGTTGCGAACTCTTGCCCCGATACGGGCAAGGCTATTACATGACCCCGGACGGCTTAACCCTGTACAATATCCCCATGCAGACCCCGGAAGAAATAGCCGCTATTTTGCGCTACTGGAAGCGCCAGCGGCCACGGCTCCGGCTATTCAAATAACACACGCCCCGCCACGGTAGGCGGGGCTTTGCTTTACCGCCCAGCGGCCTACACGCCGCCCAGGGCGGTTATTTTATGCCCAGGCGAGCAGAGATACCACCACAGGCCAGAAACGCCCACAGGGGCGCACAGACGGCCACAGAGGGCAGCAGGGCGGGCAGGGGTGCAGAGTAGCCGCCGCAGCCCGCAGGCCAGCAGGGCGGGCAGGGCATGAAAAAGCCCCGGCGCAGCCGTGCGGCCTTGCCGGGGTTGGTGTGGGGTTGGTTAGTCCGTGGGGGCTTTCTGCGCCTTTCTGGGGCTTTCTGCGATTTCTACAATAGTCCCTTCTGCCCCTTCTGTGCTTTCTGGAAGTTCCTGCACATCAGCAGCGGGAAGCCCTTCTGTAACTCCATAGGTATTTTCAAGATACTTCTGTTTAAGTGCTTCTGCGTCCTTCTGCTCTCCCAGGGGGTTTGTGTTAGGAGTCAACACAACTTCCTGCTGGTCTTTCAGGCCGTCATAGTTCTTCTGCCAGAATATACCAGTAACCGGGTTTACCTTGCCGTCCTCCATCAAACCTTCCCTGTACATTGCACAAATCTTCTGCACTTTTTTGATAAAGGCGGTACGGGCAGGGTTCCCCAAATTCCTGTTTGTCCATTCATAAGCGTCACCCTTATCTATACCAATAGCAGCATACGCCGCCTGGTTGCCCACCTTCATATCCCATTCTGCACACATTTCCAGATAGCGGGCAAAGCGCCGCTCCATTTCCTCCACATCATCCCGGTTAAGGGGTTCTGTTGGAAGAATAGCCTGCATGAACCTTATCCTTCTGGTATTGTACCCTTCTGGAAGGTCAGGGTTATGCCCCTGAATGATAGGGGAACTGTCACAGGGTCTGTTCCCCTCGCTGGGTTTCTTCCTGGGTTTCGTGTCCCTCGCTCCGGCTGTTCTTGCCATCCTCTTTCACCGCCTTTCTGCTTCTCTGTGCTTTCTGTACCTTCTGCTTCTTCTGGGCAGCTTCCTTCTGCTCCCTGTGATACCTTTCCACATAGCTTTCCATTTTCGCTTCTCCTTTCTGTCATCGTGTAGGGCAAGTAGGGTAAAATCGAATTTTACTATAACTTTCTTATAGTAGTAGCTCTATATAGTAAAGTTATAGCAAAAACTGAAAATACCCTACTAACCCTACTCAAACTGCTTTCAAACCAATGCCCCGGAACACTGCAACGCCCGCCGACACGCCTTTTTCATCGTACCATTCGGGGTGCGCTGTCAGTTCTGCATTGAACTTCTTCATGCTGCACACGTAGTAACCATTGCTCTTGCACCAGATTTTGTATGCGTCATAGATAGTCTTTGCTCTGACGCTTTCTGCTCCTTCTGTGCGTTCACACTTTTCTTCAAGGAACTGCAATACAAGGTCATTGTCTTTCTCATACGCCTTGACCACCTTCTGCATATGAGCGGGCATTTTCAGGCCAAACCGCTTATACTTGAAGCAGCCCGCAACCAGCCAGGTAAAGATACCTTTCATGGCTTCTGGGCTTTCAAAGAAATCCTTTAGCCCTTTGTCCTGTTCTGCGTCTGTGAAGTGGCGGTTGAACTCAATCACCCGCACACGGTCAGACGCAAATAGGCTCTTGTCCCTTACGGACGGCAGGTCATTACAGGACAGCCACATGGTAAACTGCGGCTTGTATGTGATTGCGCTCTGGTAAAGTTCACGGGCTGTAATGTCCTCACCACCCGTGTACTGCTTTATGGTAGCTTCATCCAGCTTCCCCGCCGTGTCGGACTCACTCATGGTTACAAACCTGCGGCCTTTGAGTTTTGCAAGAACGGGATTGGCCGCTTCTGCGTTCTTCTGCCTTTCTGCACGGCAAATCAGTTCCACCGGGGCAACCGTGGAGTAGTCACCCATCAAGTGCTGAATAGCGTCCAGCATGGTAGACTTACCGTTTCTGGTGGTTTTTCCATGCAGGATGAACATACATTCTTCTTTGCTCGTTCCCAGGATGGAATAACCAAGCGCACGTTGCAGGTAGTCAGCCTTGTCCTTATCGTCCTGGGTTACTTCTGCAATGAACTTCTCCCACCGCTCACAGCGTACATCCTGCAAGCTGTATTCAAAGTTGGTCTGCATGGTCAAGAAGTCATCCCACTTGTGTTCCCGGAACGTCATGGACTCAAGGTCATAGGTTCCGTTCTGGCAGTTTACCAGGAACGGGTGAGTATCAAATTCCTGCGCTTCTATACGCAGGTTGTCAGCAGCGTCCTTCATCAGGCGGTCACGGAAGCGGCGGTCACCCATCTTTGCAACAAACGCCATATACTGCTTCCGCTTTTCTTCATCGGTAATCTCACCGCAGTACAGCGCCATCAGCCGGACAAACTCTTTAATCTTAGAACTTACCAGCAGGGAACTCACGTCCTTCTGCCAGCGGCCACCTTCATAGGTGAACCAGGACTTTGCTTCTGGGCAATATCGTGTGTCCTTCTTGTAACATTCTGCGAACAGGTCAGCCATTCCAGCTTCATCCCAGCTGTACCCCGTGCTGTTTTCCTGGTAGGGAAGTTCAGGCCGGACGCTCTTGATATAGAACATCTTTTCGCTGATTTCTTCGGATGTGATATACCTTCCGTTGGAAAGCTGAAACAATTCATCAGCCATCTGCATTACCTCCTTTCTGGCAAACCAAACGCTTTTTCCGTAGCGGTAAAGCTGAAACGCTTTCCATACTTTACGCAGGTTTCCGTGATGGTGATTGTGCCGTTTTCTGGGTTGTAGTGTACATCTGTATCCACAGAACGGAACTTGTGTCCACCCAGCAGGCCGCATAAACCTTGCCTGGTTCTGTGTATCTTGAACTTAACGATGTACCATATCTGTGAAGCGTAAGGGTGCTTTTGACGATATGCCATACTGTTCCCCTCCCGTCACAGATTTTTGTACAGGTCATTGTAGATTGCTTCAATCCGCTTTCTGCTCAACCTGGGCTGTTCAAGGGCTTCTTTCAGGAAGTTCATGGTATCAACGCACATTCCTCTGTACCCGTCCGCAATCTTCTCCCATTCGTCCACATCGTCATCACGCAGTTCTGCTATGATTTCCGCATAGAGTTCTTCGCAGTCCCGGCCAAGCTGCTCACGGATTATTTTCTGCAACTTATCCTGTTCGGTTTCTCCGGCAAAGATGTACTCCGTAGAACCATTCTCAAGGTAAAGTGTTCGTGCCAATGCGGGTTACCTCCTATATCTGGTTACGCTGTTGCAAATCGTCTGTAATTCCTGGTCAGGCAGAGGGGGCTTACAACACCGCTGGTTCACATAGCACAGTTCTGTATAAATCTGCTGCTTAGTGTATCCCGTGTTCCACATTGCTCCGGCCAGAGAAGTGAGGGACAGGTTTCTGCCACCAGATATGATTTCTGGGTAATCCGGCCTGATACAAATTTTCGTTCCTTCCGGCTTTCTGAACTCCGGGGAATAAATTTTCTGCACCAATGGTGACTTACCGCCCGTCCTCTCCGTTTCTGGGAAATACTTCTGCACCACATAGTCAATGGCTTTCTGGTTCTCAATAATTTCAGGGAATATCATCACCTTACCTGTCATAATGAAGAACCGTCTGGCCTTGTAGATTTCAACACCTTTTAGGTTGTTGCGTCCAGTGAAGGGGAGATTTCCCCGCAGCAGTATGTGTACGCCACGGCCACTGCGGGACTTCTCCGTATATGAGCAGCAGGCTTTCATAATGTCTGCACACAGAGGGGTCATAAGACCGTCATCAAACCCCTGGTCAATATCAATGCCCACAATCCCATTGTCAGCAAACACAAACCCCAGGTGGTCATAGATACCGCCCTCCACCGCAGCCTGCGCCTGCTCAAAGGTTCCCCAGGTTTCGGGTGCGGTAGAGGAAGCGGCCTTTCTCTCAAAGGATTTCATAGGGATTTTGGACGTATCCCAGGCGCACACCCACTGTTTGAGATTTTTAAGTTCTTCTGGTATTCTGGAATAGTCCATACCCATAATCCTCCTATCCTGTAATAAGTTCGCTGTACGGGAGAGTTTCTACCCATTGGCAAAAGCTGTGCCATTCATCCAGCTTGTGATTTTTGCGGGCATGATACATATTCTTGAGAACTGCGTAGTTCAGTTGAACAGTGCGCTTCTGATTGTAGCTGGAAGGAAGAAGCTGTATCATCTGCCACCACCAGGTCTTATCCTTCGTTTCAAGGAAAATTCCACGGCAGGCATTGAGATTGTAGATTGTTACATCCAGGACTTCCAGCATACGGGGTTTAAGATGTTCTACGGAAAAATCGCTCCGCTCAAACTTCTTCTCATGGATTTTGTGCATGGTAGAACAGGAGTCAGCCACAGTACCCACCTTGTAGGTGTCGTATTCCTTCCACCAGTACAGGGGTGCGGTAAGGTCTGCGGTGACCGTAATCATCCGCATAAATTTTCCGTGGTCAGTTCCAGCGGAAGCCAGGGTTTTCATCAGGCCAAAATCATTCTTTCCGACAATGTATTTGTCAACCCGGCAGTTGCGGTCACTGTTTAGTTCACACCCGAAACATCCACCGCCAGGGTATTGAGGTTCCCAGCAATAGTGACTATCACTATTCGCCCAGGAGTTTTTGGGGTTCCGCATACCACGGACGGCGGCTTCCCATCCATAGGTATCTGTTCTCTCAATCTTAATCACACTTCACACCGTCCCTTCTGCGAATACGCATATACTGCTTGTACTCAATACCCTGCATTTCTGCGGCCTTGTGCAGGGCTTTCTTCTTCGTGGTGTACCTGCGGCTCAACGGGGTATTTTCCTCACCAACCAGGCACACGTAATACTGGCTACTGCCTTTCTCCTTCGATACGGTATATTCCAGCACCATCTTAGCTGCTTCCTCCTTGATTTTTCGCATAAGATATTCGCAATCAATATTCGTCATCAAACCATAAAAGTCAGAGTGGAAAAATGCTTCTATCTCTGTCACATTGCAATTACTACGGGGGGGATAAACCCGGCAAGAAGATTGAAATAATCCTCTGCTGCTTTTGCAATAATGGCATGGGTCAACTCTGTCATACCCATTACATGGATTTCCTTTCTGCGATTTCAGCCATCTTCGCAGCGTTCAGCCGGGTATCCCCATGAACCCTGCTGTACGAAAGATAGCCATTCATGCGGTCAATCTTCGTCAGGTTGGAACTGCCACACTTCGGGCAAACATCCATTTCAAGTTCCTGGTGTCCGCAGTCATCACAGTAGGCAAGGGAGAGGTTCACACCCTCATAAAAACCTTTCTTCATGGCTCTGCGAACCAGGGTTCTTACAGCGTCAATGTTGTAGCTGATAGGATAGCGCACATACTGGATTTTGCCGCCATTGCACAAATCCCAGAACCGGCCTTCCAGGTCTTGCTTCTGAATGGGGGTCAAGTCCTCCGTGACATGACAGTGGAAGGAGTTGCTCACATAGGGGCGGTCACTGACATTCTCAACAATGCCATACTTTTTGCGGAACTGCTCAACCTGCAAGCCGCACAGGCTTTCGGCAGGAGTACCGTAGATAGCATACAGCCAGCCATCTTCCTGCTTGAACTGATTGACCTTCTGGTTGATGTACTGCATAACCTCAAGTGCGAAAGCGCCGTCCTCCGCAATGGATTTCCCGTTGTAGAGTTCCTGCAACTCATTTAGGGCGGTAATGCCAAAGGAAGAAGTCATGGGTTTCAGGAGCGGCTTGATTTTATCGCCGGGTTTCAAATGCCCGCCGTACAAACCACCTTCGCAGAACTGAATGGGGTTTACACTTGCCCGCATTTCCCTCAGATAATCATAAGTGCGCTTGTGTATCCCTCTAATCATTTCCAGATAGTAGTCCAGCACTTCATAGAAGTCCCGGTTCTCCTGTCTGGCCTTTGCCAAAATCATAGGCAGGTGCAGGCTGACAGCGCCAACATTGAAACGGCCTACGAATACAGGCTTGTCATCATCGTCCGCAGGGGTCATACCTCCACGCTCATACCAGGGAGAGAGGAAAGCACGGCAACCCATAGGGGATACCACCCGGCCATACTTCTTGTACATGGACGCTACATATCCCTCACCAGTGAGAGAAAGCCAATCAGGGTACATGGTTTTGGCAGAACACTGAATACCTGCTTCAAACACATCCTCATTCACGCAGCCCTCACCATGCAGTGCTTCATCGTAGAGAAAAACCAGCTTCGGGAACAGTACGGGCTTCTTGTTACCGGGCTTGCCCTGTCCGTTCTGGTGAACCCGCAGGAACGTCTTTGCGGCCATCTTGCCAAAGGTGTCAGTAGCCAGACCAAAGGTCATAGTAATAAATGGGTAATCACCACGGGAACTGCCCACGGTGTTCAGCTTCATTTCAATGCCCTGGAAGCCCTGCTCAAACTCACGCTGAACCTTGTTCAAAGCGTATTCCCGGCTCAATCGCTGGGCGGTATCATGGTCAGCGCCCAGGTGAAACGCATTATCCATGTATTCTTCAACGTACTTGTCATAGGACTTGACCGCATAAGGGGACAGGATTTTGTCAACCTCCGGCACAGTGAAGCCGCCGTACTGCTGGGAAGCAGTAGCCAGGATAATATCACCCAGCACGTCAAAGGCCGTGTCAAGGGACTTCGGCTCATTGTACCAGACGTTGCCCATTTCAAAGCCGCCCTCCATCACATGACCCACATCACACAGGCAACAGTTGATGGTGTCCAAACGTGCAGACTGGTCATGGATGTAGATATATCCCTCTTTGCAAGCCTGCAACTCGTCACGGGTCATAAAGAACTTTCTGTACAGGCGCTTGTTGAGTTCGTTGAAAATCAGGCAGCGTTTGGTTGCCACCAGTGCGGAGTCCGTATTTGCATTTTCCTTGTCACCGATAAAGCGGATGGACTGGGACTGCATGAATACTTCATCCATCATGTGAACAAAATCCTTTTTGTAGTTGCGGTAGTCCTTATAGGATTTCGCCACAGCCGGATTGAAGTTCTCAAGAACCTGCTCCATGATGTTGTGCATTTCAGATACGGGGATTTCCTCAAGCCCTTTCTGGTGGATGATACGAATGACCGCAGATACCAGGTCGTGGAAATCGCTATCTGTTATAGTTACCATTACACGTGCGGCAGACTTGCTAACCGCATTGACAATCTTCTGGCCGTCAAATTCTTCCAGAGTGCCATCTTTCTTAATGACTTTCATGGAGAATGACCCTCCCTTCCTTGAGTGATTTTTGTACATCAATGACTTTCTGATTGGTACTTCCCGCCCAGGGATAATTCACATCCAGCAAGTCATTTACAAATCGTCCGTCTACCAGAACGTCCACATAGGCCATCATGCCAGCCATTTCCTCATTGTCCATGATTTCTGCCCATGTGTACCCTGTGTAGACCCAGACGGTTTTTCCGGGAAACTTCTGCTTTACAGACTCCATAAGGGATTTCACATCCGCACGGTTTGCAGGGTGGAGCGGGTCACCGCCAGAGAAGGTGATACCAGCAATGTAATCCTTCTCCAATGCTTCAAGCAGTTCTTTTTTATCCTGCAAGCCAAAGGGAATACCATCTTCCGGCTCCCATGTGACGGGGTTCTGGCAGTTCTTACAGTGGTGTTCACACCCTGCTACCCAGAGGACTACCCGCAGCCCGTCACCGTTGTTCATATCATCGAATGTGATATTGTGGTAATTCATCACACATCCCCCGCTTGACGGTGCAAAGACCTTTCAGCCGTAAAACCCTCCGGGTAACGGGCTTTCAGCTTGTCGATGTTGAGTTGCATAACATCGTCCATAGAAAATCCAAGAGCGTCACAGGCTTCTGCAATCATCCACAGACAATCACCCAATTCCTTCTTGATATGCTCCTTGTCGAACTCATGTCCCTGGTAGACCTTCTGCATGATACCTGCAACCTCTCCGGCTTCGGAAGTCAGGCCAAATACCGCATGAAGCAGACGGTCATTCTTCTTCTCATAAGGAATACTGCAAGTACGCATGGCAAGGTTCTGATACTCATTTCCGTTCATCGTTCTGTTCCTCCTTTTGTTTAAGTGTTGCGGTAGCCGCCACCGCCCCGGTAACAATGCCCAGGGCAAACATGAGGATACCGTAAAAGATAAGAATGACCAGCAAAATGAAAGTTCCCATAATGCCGTCCTCCTTAAATCCCAATGATACGGGACGCAATCATATCCGCTGTGTGGGTGTAGAGAACGTTGGGATATTGCTCAATGGCAGCACCCAGGCTGTTCCAGTTCTCCTTTTCATCGTAGGCTCCCATGTGCCAACGGATACACAGAATTTCTTCACCTGTCAGTTCTACAAGGGTTTGCGCCAAAATGACTGACTTATCACCGTGACCATTCAAAGACAGGTCTTTCTTATAAACGCATTCACGGGTAGCGGTGATATATTGATACTGGTCACACTTGCACAGGTCATGCAGCATACCTACCAGATACGGGCCTTCAGGCCGTTGCCATTGCAGGTGCAGTTGGTCAGTCAGCTTGAGAAGGGCATTGGTGACTTCGTAGCAGTGGTCAAACAGACCTCCCGAATAGTTACCGTGATACTTCGTAGACGCAGGAGCGTCAAAGAACCCCATAGCGTCCAGTTCATCACACAGGCGTTCATGTACCTCTGCGGGATAAATAGCCGAAAACAGATTGCGGAACTTCTCAATACGCTCCGGCTTAGTTGTACTTTTGCTCATGTCTTGACTCCTTTCCTTAAAGTAGCGGATAATAGAAATAAGCATTGGAGAGATTGAAGCTATCACTTCTCCCTCTCCGCTGCTTACATCCGGGACTTATCCCAAAATACTGTTGAGGTCAAAGGGCTTCTTTCCACCAGCAGGCTTGCCCTGGGTAGGAGCAGTAGTCTTAGCAGGGGACTTCTTTGCGGCAGGAGCGGGGGCTTCGTCATAGCCGTCAGCAGACTCCTTGTCACCCAGACGGGCGAACTTGAGCATTTTGCCGGGGTTACGGTTGCACTCCACTTCCTCATGCTCCTCGTCACAGCGGATAAAGCACCCAATCAAATCCTCGTGGTCGATTTCAGACAGGGAGAAATCGTTCAACGCCACCTTTGCAAAGTAGCTGAAAGCGTTCAGACCGCCCTGGTTCGGTTCGCCGTCTTTGTTCAGCAGGAAGAACCTTTCGATATGCTTCTGGCCGTTGGCAAGCTGCATGGTAATTTCCATCTTGCCAAAGTCCTCCTTGTAGTTGACGGCGGTAATCTGGAACACGTGGGTTCCTTCCGGGATAAGGGAGAAGCCCTCACTCAATCCAATCTTAGCCATTGTATTTTCCTCCTTTGGTTGTACGCTTATTGCGTTTGGTCTTAACCGCATACAGTGCAATCATGCACAGATTGACGGTTACGATTTCTGCGAAAAGAGTCGTAAGGACTCCAAACAGAATAGGGTTAATGTACATAGGGGCTTTACTCCTTTCTTTCTTTCGGGGTCAGGCGGTAGGTGACGCTTTCTTTCGTCTTGTACTTATCCAGAACCCCGTCCTTCTTCATAGCAGCTTCGTCCACCTTGAGGGACGTACTTTTTGCGGTAACCCAGTCAAACCGGGAACCTTTAATGATGACCTGCTTATCACCATCCCTGAACTTTTCAACGCAGGCTTCCTTAATAAGGTCTTTCAGCGTTTTCAGCCGCTTTTCATCTTCGGCAATGCCCTCCATGACCTTATCAATCTTGCCCTGCAACTGCTCCGCTTCGGCAATCATAGCGTCAATGTCGCTGTCCGGGGACAGATTGTTGGCACGGAGAACTTTGAGGATTTCAGCGTCTTTCTTCTCGTCATACTTCGGAGAAACGCCACCCTCCACGTGCTTCTTCCACCAGGCTTCAACCTTCTTGAGGGTCTTGTCCAGGTTCGGGTAACGCTCCGATACCTTGAAAGGCCGCTCAAAGGTATTTTCAGGTGTGACCACAAAATCTTCCGGCTTGTCATAATCCTTATCCTCAAGGATAGAGCAGACCATGATAACGTCATCCACGCCAAGCAGATAGGCATAAAGCGCAGCCTGCAATGCGTAATACTCCGGGATACCGTCAATCCAGTCCTCCGCACGTTTTGTGGTTTTCATTTCCATCACAGTAGTAGGCTTGCCGTCCTTGTCCACAAACAGGTAGTCCCACATACCTCCGAAAATGGGTTCATCCTTGAAGAAGTCACCCCAGGTTTTCTTGAAGTAGTCTGCACCGTACACATCGGTAGGTGTGACAAGGTTCTTCCAGAAATACTTGCCTTTCATGTACTCTGCCTGCTTCGGCTCAATGGCTTTACCAGCCAGAGTGTAGATGGTATCTACAAAAGGTTCCTCATAGGTACGGGTGATAGCACACCAGGCATTGAACGGGGTAGTCCACTGGTTCAGCCCCATAATGGCCGCAAGCCGTGTACCTGTACACTTCTTAGGTCTGGCCGGGGGTGTGATGGAGATAGTACCATTGTCATTCCACTTCATGGATTTCTACCTCCCTTACACGTAATTGCGCCAGTTGCGGGCAAAGAAGGACTTTCCGTCCCCGCCTTTGCGGTTCATGTGCTGGATACCAGCACGTTTCATGTTGTGTCGTGCGACACTACGCAGCAGTTTTCTCATACTGTCTGTACCTCCTTCTCACATTTTCTTTCGGTAAGTTCCATAATGGCGTAGTTAGCCAAGTCCATCAAAGTATCATCCAGAGTTTCATCAACCTGGGCGGTATGTTCACCATTGCGGGTGAGAGTCATATACCTCTGGAACTTATCATATAGCTTACCAAGTGTGTAGTTTGGAACCTCCCGTCTTGCTTTCGCAAAACTGTCCCCGTAATCTGCGTTCTTGCGTTGGTATAGAACTTTGATGTTATCGCAGATTTCAGCGTGAACCTGAACTTTGTCCATAATCAGTAGCCCTCCTTCAGGAAGGATACTGCTTCGGAATAGTTGTCGCAGAGAAGTTGCAATTCTCTCTTTTCCCGGCGTTCCTGGTCACATACCTGCTGATACAGGGTATCGTCACGATACATAGTGACTTGCTCCGTAATAAGGTCTGTTATGACATTAGGTTCCAATGCGTCCAACTCCCAAGACTCGTTTCCAAACTTCTGGATATAACCCCAGCAACGGCTATCTGTCAGTTTGGCTGGGTTAGGTGGTGGAGTGTAGAAGTCAATCTGTTCCATTGTCAAGGCAACACGCTTAACAATCACGTCCGCACCAAACATTTCAAGCCGTTCCTGAATATCACGGGTCATATCAATCCCTGACGGGTCATGGTCACCCAGGTGGATAATAATACGTTGTTCCCGGTCATCTCTGCGGATAAATCTCTGCGCCGCAGCCCACATTTCAGATTGGGAAGTGTATCCACGGCAAGAAAAGAAAGGTACGTCCAGAGGACGGCAAGCCTGTCCTACAACGTCCACCAGAGCGTCTTTCTCAACCCATACCTCAACGTAGTTCGGCTGTCCCTCCCACTTATCCAGACGATAGGAATATTTTGCAGACTCAATTACTTCTGCGGGTGTGTCCCAGTGAGAATTGCCACGGAGATTTCTGGTTCGGTCAGTGATTGCATACCAATCAATTAGTCCGGCCAGTCTGCCATCATTTATGAGATTACCTATGTTTTTGTAGCTTCTCTCATTGTTAGGGATATAGCCACGTGCAACTAACTGGTAATACGCTTGCCGCAAAGTTAGTTCATAACCCTGCGCCTGATATTCCTGAATAACCTGGTTGACCAATTTAATCAGGTCAAGGCTGGATTGTCGAAAGTTGATTTCCTTATACTGAATGTTCGGCATAAGCAACCTCCTTACTCCCCATACTGAGAAATGATTTCCTCAAGGTTCTGGCACAGGGCGGTGCAGGCAGAAGCGGTGATGTTGGTGAACCCATCGGTTTTCATAGCAATCTGCTGAACAAAATCCTCCTGGGCTTCATCTTTTTCCATCAGGTCTTTGCACAGGGTCTTGAGGTTGGCAATCTGTTCCTCACTGGCAGCGCCGTCAGCGGAAGTCAGTTCTTCCTTTGCCTGCTTACGCTCCGCAGCGGTAGCCGGGGCTTTCTTCTTGCCCTTCTTATCAGCCTTTGCAGGGGCAGCGGCTTCTTCCGCAAACTCACTGGTTTCCTCCGTATTGTCCGTAGAACCCAGGCTTGCGTCCACATCGTCAGGTTCCGTAATGTCCAGCACGGCCATCCACAGGTAACGGCGCAGGTAGGTGATGGAAGAACCAAGCGCCTGCATGGGGTTGGTCACTTCCTTGCCCTGATTGCTGACAATCGGCTTGACCTCACGATACGGGACGGTAAAGGTCATCGGGGCTTCCTCAATGTTGTCAGCGTTGAACACGCTCATAACAGCCTTGTCATCGGTAAACTCGATGTTGGTAGTCAGCCCCACACGGGCGAAAATGCGGATTGCCGGGGGAACAATATCCTCCAACTCAAAATACTTGAACTCAAGGTGCATATTCTTGCCGGACTTCTGAACCTTCTGGTTCAGGAAGTACAGGCGGGCTTTCGCCAATTTCTGACGAACATTCATGGTTTCATAGATATTAGCCATTGCGGTTTCCTCCTTACTCTACAATGTTCCAGTCATCGGCCAGCATATCGGTCTGGGAAGCCAGCCAACCCGTAACGTATGTCCCGTCAGCAGCTTTCATATCAATATGCGGATTGATGATAACCGTGTCCTGTTTCACGTCCTGATAAAATTTCTTGACTGCTTTAACCTTCATACGGTCAGCAGGAACAGCACTGCCAGGACAAAGCACAAGGAACATTCCCTTGCCGTTCCAACCCTTGCGGGCAACCTTCTTGCCCTGCTTGAGATAATCCAGCGCCACGCTGAAAGAGAAGTCCGGCACAGGAACAAGAGTGGCCGTAAGGTTAGAGGTCTGCTCATCGTCCTCCACAATCTCCCAGTCATCCCGCAAAACCCACAACAGGTCATGGGGAAACAGGCGGGTGGTGGGAACATCCTTCTCAACAGGAGCGTCCTCAAAGTGGTTCATCAGTACGCCGTCCTTCATGTACCAGTAGGCGTTCTTCCACTTCGGAAGTTTGATTTTCTTGCCCTCACGCAGGGCTTTTTCAACAGCAGCAAAAGTCATAATACATATCCTCCTTAATCGAATAGTGCCAGGGATTTCTTCTTGAGTGAGTTA